CAGGTACAACAGTTTGTAATGCTCTACCTAAAAATACACAGTACATCGTATCTGTCGAAGCCGTGGCCGCAGATAGTGTCAACGCTGTGCCTGTCGCAGTATATGCTTTACCAGATCCAGGTTGTTGTCTTACGTTATTTACAAAAAGAGCTAATTCATTTTCGTTAGCTACAGCATGATCTAGAGTATAGGAGGTCGTAGCACTCGTAGAAAATTCTTGAGTAGCGAATGAAGTAAACGATTCTGCTGGCTGAATTCCAATATAGGCCATCTTACGTTATCTCCATTATGCTTAACGTGCCAGATAATTTATCTGCAACTGAACAATCAATTTTTATTTCATCGGTAGCTTCTAAAACTACTTTTCCTCCCGATAACAACTCAAGTGACGTTCCCGCGGGGATGCTTACGTCCTTTGCTAAAAATGATGTTCCGTTACTGACGTTATTCGCTCCACCTCTACTGCCTGTGTCACTAACAAGTTCTACTTCTGCAGTAACTGCAGTTGTATGAATGTTAGTAAGAATTAGACCTAATACCACTGTGGTAGTTGATCCTGCCACCGTATACATTTTATACGGAGTGCCAGCACTAGCAGGTTCTGCTGCGAAAGTTATAACTTTAAACGTGTTTGCCATATTTTTACTCCTTTTTTCTTATAGTACTATCCTAACGCAATTGCAAGAGCTGTCGGGTCTTCCGAACTAAATCCTGCACTCGTCAAGTATGTTTTAACATCTGTTAACGCCACTTGTTTCATAGTACCAGCGTCGTTTGTAACTAATCTATCAGCATCTGCTAAAGTTGTAGCAGTTGCTGATGTATCACCATCTATAATATTTAATTCTGCGGCTGTAGATGTAACTCCGTCTAAAATGTTAAGCTCTGCTGCTGTAGATGTAACTCCGTCTAAAATGTTAAGCTCTGCTGCTGTTGAAGTTACTCCATCTAATATATTAAGCTCTGCTGCTGTAGATGTAACTCCGTCTAAAATATTTAATTCAGCAGTTGTTGCTGTCACACCATCTAATAAATTTAATTCTGTTGCAGTAGAAGTTACTGCTACATCTTCATTTATTTTAGGTGATGTTAAAGTTTTATTTGTTAAAGTCTGTGTAGCTACAAGAGATACTAAAGTTGAATCAGCACCATCTGGTAATAACATAACGTTTGTAACACCTGCAGAATGTGGTTGTGCCTTTATTTGCTGGCCATGTGAATTAGATTCACAATTAAATTGTATAGCACCTGAATTTGTATTACCTCTAACAGTAACATGACCTGTACCATTAGGTGCTAATTCTAAATCTGCATTTGAAGTGGTTACAATATCTGCACCATTCATATCAAGATTACCACCTAACTGTGGTGTGCTATCTTCAACTACATTTGTTAATGCAGCGGATGTAGCTAGTCCTGATACAACAGTTGATCTTGCAACTTTTTTAAGACCACCGCCTGAAGTATCAACTGCTAAAAATACATCATCATTAGCTATGCTAGATATTTCTGATAATGATCCTACAGCTATAGAATTAAAATTTGTACCATCTGCAACTAATAAATTACCTGCAGTATTTGTACCCATGGTAATATCATCACCCGATACTGTAAGATCTCCTGATATAGTTAAATTTCTAATTCCTGTATAATCTTTGTTTGCATCTAATATAACTGCTTTACTTGCAACAGCTGTTCCTATTGCTGTAGAACCTATATCTAAAGCATTTAATTCTCCAACAACTGCAGTGATACCGTCAAGTACATTTAATTCTGCTGCTGTCGATGTAACACCATCTAAAATATTTAGTTCTGCTGTTGTTGATGTAACACCATCTAAAATATTTAATTCTGCTGCTGTCGATGTAATAGCTGTGCTTCCAAAAGTAAGTCCACCATCTGGTACAACAATACTACTTCCAGATTGAGCTGTAAAAGTATTTGCTGTAAATTGAAAATCATCTGCACCAGCAATTTTAATATCTATTTGATCATCTGTATCTGCTGTAATAGTTGTATCACCATCAGCATCTAAAACTAATTCTCTTCCTTCTAAATCAAGAGATCCACCAAATCCTGCATCAACAAGATTTGTTCCATCAGAGTAAACTAATCTTGTAGTTTTTTCAGATACACCAAAAGTAATACCAGTTCCTGATGCTGTTTTAAATTGAACTGTGTACGCACCCGATGTGCCATTAGTTACAATATAAACTTTTTCTACAGAATCTGGTACAGTTACAATAGAATTACCTGATATTGTACCTGTTAATTTTATAACAGCATGTCTTGCAACTGATGTTGATTCTGTTGCATCACCATCCGTAATAGTTAACTGTGTTGTTCCACCACTAGTTACTGCTTGTTCTACATAACCAGAAATTGCTTTTTCTATAATATCTAAGTTAGTATTAGTTTTTGTTCCCCATGTACCGGCGTTTTCGCCAGTTGCCATTTTTTCTATACCGAGATCTGTGTATGTTGATGCCATAATTTAATTCCTATTGTGGTGGTGACTGAATTGGTATTCTTACAGTACCGTCCGTATAATCATCCCTTCTTCGTCTTCCAATTTGTTCTGCAGCAAACAACTGAATCTCAGCTTTATACTTTGATTCGTATAACTGTAGCATGTCCATTGGTCCTTTTAAAAAACCAAAAGCTTCTGCTAGACAACAATATAACAGACCATTTGGAAAATTCAAACTTATATAACTAGTTTCATTACTACTTGCTTCTAATTTATCTGGAATACGATTGTAATGAATTTGGTATTCATATGTTGAATCTGGTACAGGAGCTAATAAAATAGCACCTGAAGTAGAACTAGTATTACCTGTTGCTCCACCTTTCATTGCATAATACTTAGGTTTTCCTGTAGAAGTATTAGCTGATACGTATTCTTCTAAATAAGATAAATCTTTTTTTTCTAACCAAACGTTTGATCCTGTAGTAACTGATGTTGAATCATAAACCTGTACACCTCTAACAACTAATGCTCCTGCTGGAACATTTACAAAATCTTGGTTAGTAACTAAATTACCTGTTGTTGATGTTCTATATGCATCAAGAGGTACATCTCTAAAAATTCTATATTCTGCGTTAAGCACAATATTTTCTATAATTGAATCTGATAACACGGTGCTAGAAACTTCTGTGTAGTTTCTAATTTGTGTTCTTAAATCTGAATAACTAATTCCTGACATTATGCGCTAAGAGTTGCTGGACCTGCCGAGCAATTCTCTCCTCCTCCTGATGTACTACCACTTGTAGCAGTATCTGTGTCTACAGTAAAGTGATAGAAGTCTGTTGTGTTAGTGATATTTCCACTTGAATCTCTTTTACCAACGGTAATAGAATATCCTGCAGCTTTTGCAACGTTTGATCCTGTTATACCATCGAATGATGCAGGGTTTGCAAATGTGCCTGCAGTAGAGGGTGATCCTCTAAATCTTACAGTATCGCCTGTTGATCTACCGTGTGATGGTTCTGATACATTTATAATACCTGATGAAGCTGCAATAGTTTCAAAAGGATTTGGTTTTAATATTACTGCAACAGAATTTTCTGTTCTATCCGGTCTTGCATTCATTAAACCTTCTTGATCTGCAGCATGTGTGCCTAATTCTAATTGTGGATGTTTAGGTTCAAATTCTGATTTGTGCACAAGTGAACCATTCCATTCTCTAACCATTTCGTTATATGGAAATTCAAATCCTGATCTATCTGATATTGCTTTTGCGTATTTTCCTGTTGCCATTATATATTCGGGTAATAGTTTTTAGGAGTTATGTATGTACTAGCAGCAGAACCATCTTCAGATAGTGCTCTGGCTAATTCATCTTCGTATAATAACTTCATTGTTTGTGTTAACTGCGGATTTACTTTTTGACTTAAATAAAAAGCAAGTCCTGAAACCATACAAGGTACGAATCTGTATGGAAGATCTGTTGCATCTGTGTATGTTGAATCTACGTCTTGTATTCTTTTTAAATAATAAAAATGTATGTCTTTAGATGCATTAGAAGAATCTGCTGTTGGGTAAACTGTTATTGTAGTTTTGTCCACGAATCTTTGAACAAAAAATTGTGCTGGTGTTCCTTTAGATAACTTACTTGATAATGCAGAATAAGTTGCTCTAGAAATTTTTGTTAAAGAAGAATCTGTTTGTGTTGTTTGGGTTCTATTAGATCTTAAAGTTGCTTCAAGAACATCTGCAACACCATAAATACCAGCTGGATTTGTTACAGAACTTGTTCCATCACCACTTGCTCTGTAAAAAGTATATTCAGCTTGTCCTTCAATTATATCTATATTAGCTTCACCTACTTCCCAATAGTGAATACCTCTATTACCCCATTCTTGAAATAAAATATTAAGAGATCGTCTTGCTGTTTTTAATTGATAACCTGAACTAACTTGTATGCCAAGTCTTTCGTATGCTTCTTCAATAATTTCATCAACAGCGAATGTTTTGTCGAACGTTACTGTTCCGGAAGTAGTATTAGCCATCTGCTACCTTCCTAATATAATTTTTTAAATTCTGCTATTACCGTATACATGTTACCAGCATCTGCTGTGCTAGGAACTACAAGGTTAACATCACTTTGGTTAGTGTTGTTTGATTTGTCAGTTTTTAACCCACCAAATTCTCTAAAGTCCCAATAACCAGATCCTGTTAAACCAATAATAGGTATGTCGCCGTCATCGTCTTCTTCATCCATACGAACGTAAGAATCTCCACCGTCTCCACCTTGTGATGAATACCAAACTCTTTGTAAAACTAAGTGTAAGCAAGAAGCACCATCTGCATTGTTCGCCATTGCTGATACATCTCCAAATACTGTTGTTCCACCTGATCCGTCTGATTGGTTTACATATTTAATAACCACTCTAACATCATTTTCTTGCATGATAGTTGGTCCTGTTACTGTGTCTGCCATAATCCCTCCTTAATTAAGATTACTAGATGGGGCCGAAGCCCCATCATAATTATATGTTATTGATCTGCAAATGCAGGCACGTCTGCGCCTTCTGCTTGACCCCAAATATAGTAGTTAGTAGAATCTTTAGCTAATATATTTATTTCAAATAAACCAAAATCTGTAAGAGTTAGTTTTGAGTTAGAGTTTCCATCAGAATAAACAGATACGTTATCAGCATTTGAATCTAAATGAATAACTCCACCAATAAAGAAATTAGTATTTCCTGGTGTTATTATAATTAAATTTTCTGCTTCTTCCGCGGCGCCACCATAAATAAATTTAAAGTGCGCACCAGCAACTGGTGCCGGTAATGTAATTGTTCTGTTAGCTGCAAGTGCAGGAACTACAAGAGTTCTTCCACTGTGTGTTGCGTTATCAAGAGTTTTGTCTTCATCTCCTAATGCAACTGGTGCATCACCCATAGTGATAACTTCAGTAATTGCTCCTGTAGTAGCATTTTTACTAACAGTTTTAAGTGTGCTTTCAGATCGTACCGGACCTGAAAAAGTTGTATTTGCCATATTAATATCCTCCTAGATATTTTAAATGTAGTCCCTAGGGATGTCGACTATACGCGTCTACATTTAAGTTTTTATTTTTGTATAGTGTTAAAATTATATGTTATTTTTTAGTAGAGTGCAAGAGATCCTAAGGTATTTATGCATTTCAGCAATGTAGCTTTTGATTAAGTAGCTACAGAAACTTGTGGAGCCGCACCTTCAACAGTATTTTGTCTATGTGCAATTTTAGCTTCTTCAAGCTTGATTTCAGTGATAACTTCTTTGACTTTGTCATCGATCCGAACCATTTCAAGAGTGTATCTACCATTAGACAGATGCTCCTGTTCCCACTTCAACTCCAAGGACCTTTTTTGTTTGTATAGGTCTTGTATCATTTATAACCTCCTCATAGGTTATTCTGTTTACTCGGTTATCATAAGATATACCAAGATATTCCCAATTTATACTCTTTTCTCCCAACTTGTCAAGGATTGATTGTTCAAGAGCAGTAGCGTTATCTTCTGACAAAACTTCAAATTTTGCATAGTGATCGTACGCCCAAATGTTTACTAGGAATTTTTTCATGTTCTCACCGTATTAGTTATTGAATGTGGCCGAACTATGTCCGGCCACAAAAAGTTTTATTGATTACGCACCTTCAACGCCGAAGATACCTCTAAAGTCAGAAACTCCAAATGAGTATCTTTCTCTAGCTTTGTATCTAACGTTACCAGTATCAAAGTCACCTTCCATTGCAGTTGTCAATGGTGCTCTAGTGAACATTTTCATACCATTTGGTACATCAGTGATAATGTAAAACGAAT